GTCCAATGCGGTATAACTATCTGATTCTCAAGAGCAATTTGTTCATCAGGTGTTATACCAAATGCCAAATAAAAAGAGGCACGTGTAGACGGATGCACAGGATACCCATGGCGTTTTAAACCACGGGCCCAATACCGATCAGAATTATCCTCAAACATAGGGTGATCTAATGGGTTATCACAGCGAATCATCTTAGAATAAAACTCGGAGTATATGGGAACACCTCCAAGCCATGATGACCCGCAAAGACCGACAGCCGTCAGCCATCTGTCATATGTTTTCGGATCCTTCAGCGGTAACAAAGTGCAAACATCTTTGGACCAAGCATTTGGGAATTCTCGAACCATCATATACTGCTCACCATTAAATATGGGTCGACATTGACAGAAACTGATATGCTCTAAAACATACACAGGTTCTTCAGCAACAATGTTAAACCCACAAAGTTTGAACCAGTCTTCAAGACCATACATAAACCACTCAAGGTCACACTGCTCCATAATTGCCACAGAATCATCACCCATATCCACTATCTCAAAATCAATGGACTTTTGATGTCCATATGTGTATAAAAGAGCACACATATCCAGAACACCAATAAGTGAGGTATCCATGTCACCAGAGCATAAACCATAATCAACTGTGTACTCTACAATCCCATTTTGACATTTCGCACGGGCCTTAGTAAACAACTTCCAGTCGAATAATCTACCGAACGACCGACGGTGGACTAAGGGTATAAATTGAGATATAATACTCTTATTCCATAACATGGAAGATTTATGCACATGCTGGTCAAAGCGGGATGCATCCATAGGCACAGCTACAGGCTTCTTAAACCTCGACCATTTATTATGTATAATATTTCCAACTTGCAAAGCGTTCAAACCTTTCATAACGGTGCGGCTCCCAAACACAGCATCAATTGCCTTATATATGACTTTCTCTATAGGCTTCACATAACATCCGTACGCCACATGAAACCGTGACGTACGGGGTTGTATTACACGTGGGGCTGGATCGGGTTTTCTATGAAAGGGTATCTTCTCAGCTTTGATAAACGTTGAGAGTCGCACATCTCGGAAATCCAATTCAACAAGATCCAAGCTATCTGCAGCCTTCTGCATACGAGTCTTGCGTCGACCTTCATACGAAGAGACGAATACATCCTTGGAATAGGGTTCAACGCATTGAC